AGCGGGTAGTCGAGGCTACGGATGTACGCGAGGGCTCGTGATATCCGCGTCGACACCGCGGCGATGCTGCGGCCACCGCGTAGGATCAGGGTAAGCGAGGGCGCTCGCAGTCTCCAGATTGCAAATCCCAGCGGGAGCTTCGGCGCCTGGTCGCCCGACGTTACGCCCTACATGGTGGAGCCACTCGACCTGACTGCGAGTCGCCGATACGAGGCTGTAGTGTTCGTGGGTCCGGCACGGTCAGGAAAGACCGTGGCTCTTGTGGATGGGCGGTTGGCCTACACCGCCACCTGCGATCCCGCAGACACCATGATTGTGCAGACGAATCAGGATCAAGCTGAGGACTTCAGCAAGACCCGCATTTCTCGCGCGATCAAGGCAAGTCCCGAGCTGTGCTCCAGATTGAGCCCCCGGGCCCATGACGACAACGTACTGCTGAAGTTTTTCCGCAGCGGAATGAGTCTGCGCTTCGGGTGGCCATCGCTGTCTGTGGCATCCGGCAAAGATATTCGCGTCGTCCTGATGACGGACGTGGACAACTTCACCGGCGACCTGTCGATCGATGAAGCCTTCGGTCTGTTTTTAAAGCGCACACAGACTTACATGTCTGCTGGCGTGCTGGTGGCGGAATCTTCACCAGCGATGGATTACGTCGATGGAAAGTGGCGCCCGCCGACATCGCACCACGGACCGCCTGCGAAAGGGATCTCTGCGTTATACAACCGCGGCGATAGACGTCGCTGGTACTGGCCATGCCCAGAGTGCAAGGAGCATTTCCAGGCAGCACCTGGAATCGACGGCTTCAAGCTTCCACCGCTGCCCGAATTGATTGAGCGCGTAAAGAAGGATGACGTGCTCGACCTCGCACGGCGGCACGCACTGCTTCATTGCGATCGTTGCCACGTCGGCCTTGAGCAGCGCTGGAAGCGAACGATGAACAAGGGTGGCCACTGGGTGGGAGATGGACAGGTGATCCACGCAGATGGATCAATCACCGGTGATCTTGTTGATTCCCGCACGGCCAGCTTCTGGCTCGGCGGAGTGGCCGCCACTTACCAGTCATGGCTTTCGCTCGTTGAGCGATACCTGCAGGCCGTGAGGGCTTTTGCCACCACTGGCGACGAGAAATCACTGAGGACGACGACGAACGTGGACCAGGCGTTGCCATACCTTCCGATGGCCGCCCGATCCGAAGGTGACCCAACGGAACTGGAAGCAAGAGCCGAAGATTGGGACGCCGGCGTCGTCCCGGAGGGCGTACAGGTTCTGACGTCGCAAGTCGATGTGCAGGCCAATCGCTTCGTTGTCCTAATATTGGGGTGGGGGCCATCTCCTTCAGGCGGGCTTGAGCGGTGGATCATCGACTCGTTCACGCTCAAGAGTTCCCGCAGGAGCGATGGTTCTGGCGGATGGCTGGCGCTGGATCCTGCCAAGTACCTCGAGGATTGGGAGCGCCTCGTCGATAAGGCGATTGTGCGCAGCTATCCGACAGTGGACGGCAGGGAGATCCCGATTCGCGGGACGGTGATCGACTGGGGTGGAAAGTCAGGAACGTCGTCGCGTGCGCTGGAGTTCTGGCGATCGGTGCGGAAGAGACGTCTGCACTGGCGGGTTCGACTCGGTAAGGGTGACGGGCGTCTCGGGATTCCTGTGGTGAGCCACACCTATCCGGATGCGCGTAAGCGCCAGGACCGCAAGTCCGGTGCCGTTGGCGATGTGCCGCACCTTTTGATGAATGTGAACCGGTTGAAAGACACCGTGTCCGTGAACATCGCAAGGCAAGAACGAGGCCCGGGCTTCTATCACTTCGGTCGATGGTTGCCGGCTTCATTCTACGAAGAGCTCACCTCCGAGTCTCGATCCGACAAAGGATGGATCAATCCCGCCAAGCGCCGTAACGAGGCGATGGACTTGTGCGCGTATGGCGAGGCGCTATCGCTGTGGCTCAAGCTCCCGGCCATCAACTGGAGCAAGCCACCGTCATGGGCAGTGCCGCGAAAGGTTGTCGAGGCCGAGAGTGGGCGCGAGGAAGACGAGGTGTCTGAAGCCCCACCCGCCCACGATCCGCCACCACCGAAACGCCAGAATTTCACAGTGCGCCGCCGTAGCGGCTGGATCAAACGCTGGTAGGAGAATGCAGTAGTGAGCGATCAGGTGCCAGAACAGCTGATCGCAGGGGATACTTGGATGTGGACCAGGTCCCTGCCGCTGTATCCAGCCCCGACCTGGATCCTGACTTACTACCTCATTAAGGCAGGCGATCGCATCGAGATCACCGCTGACGCAAGTGGTCAGGGTCATGAGATTTCTGTAGCAGCCGCAACGACGGCAACCAAGAAGGCCGGTCGTTACCGGTGGACGGCACGGGTATCTGACGGAACCCAGAAGGTGACCGTAGAGCAAGGGTGGGTCGACGTTCTTCCAGACCCGGCAAAGGGCATCTCGGACCCTCGCACCTGGGCCGCTCGAACACTCGCTGCGGTAGAGGGGTTCCTCGAGGGGAACGCTACCACCGCGCAACAGAGCATGACGGTGAATGGCCGCTCACTGTCCCGTTGGTCAATCGAGGATCTGATGAAGCTGCGCGATCGCCTGCGGCAAGAAGTGAAGGGCGAAGAGAACCGTGGCCAAGGTGGCCGCGGCCGAGTGATCAAGGCGAGGTTTACCCGTGCGTAACGCAGATGACGAAGTCTCGGCATTGATGCTGAAGCTGGATCGTCTCGGCACAGCTTCCGTCACAGAGCTGCAAACTCCACACCGGCCGCCACGCCGTACGCACGTTTCTCGACAGTACGCAGCGGCCCAGCACGACCGGATGACGTCCGGCTGGGCTGTTTCTACGGGTAGCGCAGACGTCGAGCTGCAGCAAGGTCTCACCACTTTGCGCTCTCGGTCCCGAGCGCTGGTCCGCGACTCCAGCTATGCGAAGCGCGCAGTGCGCATCGTGATGAACAACGTGGTGGGTCAGGGCATCGGCATGCAGGGCCAGGTGAAGAGCGCTCGCGGCGATCTTCACAAACGCGTGAACGATGACATTGAGGCGGCATGGAAGCGCTGGTGCCGGGCCGACTCATGCCATACGGGAGGGCGGTTTGCATTCGCCGATCTTGAGCGCGCGATCATGTATCAGATGTTCTCGGCGGGCGAGGTGTTCATCCGTAAACACCGACGTCCGTTCGGCAGCTCGGCTGTGCCATACGCGTTGGAGTTGATCGAGGCCGAGCGTGTGCCGGACGGCTTCCAGTATCCAGCCATGAGTGGCCGGGTTCGGATGGGCATTGAGGTGGATAGGCTCCACCGACCCATCGCCTACTGGATCCGGGAATGTCATCCGAACGAGGCGCGCTATGGGTTGGATGCCAGCGAACGCGTAGAGCGTGTGCCGGCAGACGACATCATTCATCTGGCCATTGTCGAGCGCTGGCCGCAGACACGCGGTGAGCCGTGGATGCACACGGCAGCGCGCCGGCTCAACGACATGGACGGATACAGCGAGGCAGAGATCATCCGGGCGCGTGGCCAGGCCGTCCGCATGGGCATCATTGAAGCCAACGCTGACGCCGCGGAATTCGGGGACGAGGATGAAAACGGCGACGTCCTCATGGACCTTGAGCCAGGGCTCGTTCACCGCCTGAACCCGGGCGAGAAGTGGACGGATTCCAATCCGACTGCTCCCAATCCGCAGCTGGACCCGTTCATGAAATACATGCTGCGCGAAGTCGCGGCAGGTGTCGGTGTGAGCTATGAAAGCCTGTCTCGGGACTATTCAGTCGGCAGCTTTGCCAACTCTCGACTGGGATTGATCGATGATCGCGACACGTGGCGAGTGTTGCAGTCATGGCTCATCGAGCACTTCCGCCAGCCAGTTCATCGTGAATGGCTCCAGCAGGCTGTATTTGCGCGCGCCATTGGCTCGATCTCGGTCGCGGAATACGGCACAAACAGCGAGAAGTTCGAAGAGGTGCGCTACAGGCCGCGCGGCTGGGCATGGATCGATCCCAAGGTGGATATCCAGGCGTGGAAGGAAGCTGTTCGCTGCGGATTCTCCAACCACCAGGCTGTGCTGTCGCAGAGCGGTGAGGATTTCGAAGAGAACATCGAGCAGCTGCGCAAGGAACGAGAGATCGCTGCGCGCGCCGGAATCATTCTCGACACCGACCCATCACTGATTTCTCCCGCGGGCACCGC